CCCCACCCCCAGGCGGACCCGCCCGGTCATCTCCTCCTACACATAGCCACTCACCGACCCGCAAACTTTTTCGACAATTCATCTTATGTAATTCCCCCTTTACAACTCTCACTTTTCAACATATCATTCGCAACTCCATCATATGTTGATTTTACTTATCATGAAAACCACACAAATCCTCCAGCGCCCGTTCGCCGACGTAATGATCCGGCAGAACCACAAGACCAAGATGTTCCGTCTAACCGACCTTCAGGGGCTGTTCCCGGACAAACCCCTGAACAATTGGGCACGCCGCCCGGAGACGAAGGCGTTCATGCAAGTAGTAGCCAACGAGGAAGGGCTTAGTAGTGAGGAGGTTATATCGACCCACAAATCGAAGAACCCCGAGGTGGGTGGTACGTGGGTGCATCCGTTGGTGCTTCTCGACTACGCCATGTACGTCTCGCCCGAGTTCAAATACAAAGCGCTGACGTGGCTGCACGACAATCTGTGCGCGTTCCGTGACTACGCCGGTGACAGCTTCAAAGAGATGAACCAAGCCTGCAAGGAAGTGCTCAATTACAACCGACCGGGTCTGTACGTACAGGAGGCCCGGATGGTGGCTGATCTTTCGGGTGTCGCTCTTGGCGAGAGAAACAAACATAGTGAGGTAGAGTTGCGCCGAATGAACAGCGTGCAGAAGATCAACGCCACTCTGATACGGCGTGGTGTAGCCTCAATGTCGGAGCGCCGCCGTCAGATAAAGGACTTTTTGGCACTGGCGCACGAGGCGAATCTTGAGCACCCATGACCCTAACCAACCTCCACCCAAACCTTGACAACTTGCCACAACAAGGTTAGCCTCCCACCATGACCGATGACATCGAATCCTTCTTCGCCCCGTACGACTCCCGACTGGTGTTCGAGCTCGCGCTCGCACTGGACGACCTCCCATCGATCTTGGACCGGTACAACGTGTCCGTGGAGCAGTTCGAGAAGCTCAAGAAGAACACGGGCTTTATGAAGCAGGTGGCCGCTCAGCGCGCCGAGATCCGGGAGAAAGGCCTGTCGTTCCGCGAGAAGGCCAAAGCCATGGCCGAAGACCTGCTGAAGACCGCCTACGAAATCATCCACACACCGACCACCCCGTCGAACGTGAAGGCCGACCTGATCAAGTGGAGCGCCAAGGTGGCGGGGCTGGAACCTACCGAAAAGCCGGACGCTGGCAACGGACTCCCCGCGATCGTGGAAGCCATCAAAAAGCTCTCCGACGGAGAGCTGGAACTCCGCGTCACACAACTGGTCGCCCGGCAATCACAGTCCGCCCAGACCCCCGCGATCGACGTAACCCCACGAAAGGAAGAAAACGATGGCAACAGTATCGACTAACGACGGCCGCATGTTCGAGTACGAAACCCGTGTGATGCAGGGCACCCGGTGGCACTTCTTCGACGCCAGTGGTAAGCACATGTTCTCCGCACCCGAAGCGAAGTGTTGTATTTCTGCAACAACTACCCCCGCCCCGGAACCTGTTGTAAAAACGCAACAAGCGCAGGTACCTGCACCCCAGACGAAACCCAAGACCCAACGCAAGAAGGCCGGCGCCGCTAAAGAGTAGCTATGGCCGTTTCGCAAGCCGCGATCGATAAACTCATCTTTGAGGAATACCTTAGACGCAAGCAGTTGCGTACTAAGGCGAACACGCTCATCGACTTTATATTGGCCATCCGTCAGGACTTCGTTGTCGAGGAAGCGCATCTGGCTATCGCCGAAAAGCTTGAACAAATCATCAACCGTGAGATAGATCGGTTGCAAATATTTGTTGCGCCCCGTACGGGAAAGTCGTTGATGGCGTCGGTGTTGTTCCCGGCGTACTACATCGGCAAATTCCCGTCGAAACAGATCATACAGATCGGCCACTCAACAAATCTCGCTGAGTCGTTCGGGCGGGAGACACGGAACATATTGATGGACGACGCGTATGGGGAGATGTTCCCCGAGACGCGGTTGTCCAAAGATAGCCGGTCGACAGGGTCTTGGGCAACGACCAAAGGCGGGAAGTACCTGGCAGCGGGTATAGGATCAGGTATCAGCGGCCGGGGCGGCAACTTGTTCTGCCTTGACGACGTGCTGGACGAACAAGGAGCGATGTCAAAGGTTGAGAAAAATTCGATATGGGCGCTGTATGGTTCGGGCATATATACTCGCCGGATGCCAAATGACAACGCCATAGTCAATATACAGTGCATGGTTGGCGACACGAAAGTACTGCTGGCTGACGGAACCGAGCGCGCTTTGCGGGACATCCGCGTTGGGGACGCAGTTGCCACTTACAAAGATGGCACGCTCTCCTCGTCGGTCGTAACCAATTGGAAGAGCAGTGGTGTTGATTTAGTGTTTGCAATTAAGACGGTTTCCGGGACTATCGTGGAGGCAAATGAACGCCACCCTTTCTTAATAGACGAGCAAGGAGTGCCTAAATGGACGACGGTGAAAAACTTACGGCCGGGCCACGGCATCTACCGGGTCTGCCGTGGCCCGGCGGCTCCAGACCAACACGCGCCAGACTTCGTTCTGGATCGGATTGAGAGCATTTCTGTTGCTGGGGAAAAGGAGGTTTTCGATGTCGAGATAGCCGGCACCGAAAACTTCATAGCCAACGGTTTAGTTAGCCACAACACGAGATGGTCCGTAGACGACCTTGCCGGGCGCCTGTTGGCGCAGGCTGTTGTGGACCCCGAAGCCGACCAGTGGGAGGTGCTGTCGATCCCGGCGATACTGGACGAAGAAGCCGCGGCCCTGCTGACGCGGATCAGTCACGAACCGAAATACCGGAAATATCTCTCGACACCGAAGTTCCCGGACCCGATCACGTTCGCGCCGGGGGACAGCTTCAGCCCCCGTCGTTGGCCCAAGGAAGAGCTGCTGCGGGCCAAAGGGCAGATGACCCGTCGCGCTTGGTCGGCGCTGTATCAGCAGAGCCCGTACGAAGACGAGGGTGGTGTTCTCCCCCGCGATCAGTGGAAGAAGTGGCCACACGACAAACCGCCCGCCTGTGAGTATTTGATCCAGGTGTACGACACCGCGTTCGAGGAGGACGAGTCCGCTGACTACAGCGCTCGCACGACGTGGGGGATTTTTCGCCGGCCGTCGGACGGCAAGCACGCTTGCATACTGCTGGAGCGGTATCGGAAGCGGGTGTCGTTCCCGGAGTTGCGGGATGAGGCTTGGGCGTCGTATAAGGAGTTCGAGCCAGACCGGGTGCTGATCGAGAAGAAGGCGTCCGGGCACTCGCTGATTCAGGAGATGCGGCGCAAGGGCGTACCGATCGTCCCACTGAAGGTGAAAGACAGCAAGCTGGCACGCGCCCACGCGGCGTCGATTGTCTTGGAACAGGGATGCGTCTATTATATGGATCGTTCGTGGGCCGAAGAGGTAATACAGGAGTGCGCTGAGTTTCCGAACGGGAAAAATGACGATGTACTCGACACTGCGGTACACGCTTGGCTCTTCCTGAGACGCTCATTTCATCTCCAGCTCTCCGACGAACCGGACGACGAAGACCCGACAGACCGCGTGCGCGAACGGCGCCGGCACTGGTATCTCAATAGGTAGCACGCTCTCAACGCACGCCAACAGGTGACGACATGGCACGAAAATCCACCCCGATCTACGATCCCGAAAAGCAGGCAACGGGCGACATCTCCGTCGAACTACCGGACTTCTTCGAAGTTGATCTGGACGAGGAGGGCGATGTCGACGCGATGATGGAGTCGACTGGTGGAGTGACGATCGACCCGGAGACCGGGGCGGTTATTGCCGAAGAGGAAACCACTACGTTGATTGCCTCGGACCACGAGACCAATCTGGCGGAACTGATCGACGAGAAAGAACTGGACGAGATCGGCGGTAAGCTGGCCGAGTTGATTGAGGCGGACGATGAGTCCCGCGCCCAGTGGTACGAGCGGATCAAGCGCGGTATCGAGAATCTGGGGATTTACGGCGCCAACGGCGAGGACGTGTCGGAGAAAACCGAAGGGGTGACGCGGATCACCCACCCGCTGATTATGGAGGCGGTGACGCAGTTCCAGGCACGGGCAATGAGTGAGCTGCTGCCGTCGAAGGGGCCGGTAAAGGTCGGGGTGCTCACGGGCGAGGTCAGCCAGGAGTTGCTCGAGCAAGCCGAGCGCGTACAGCACTACATGAACTACCAGCTCACCGTCGAGGACCGCGACTACTACGACGAGCGGGAACAGATGCTGTACATGCTGTCCCTGACCGGTAGCGAGTTCGACAAGCAGTACTACTGCCCGATCGAAGAGAAAGTGCGCTCGGTGTGGATACGCTGCGACGACTTCATCGTGAACAACAACGCCCGGTCGCTGAAGAAGGCTCCGCGCCGCACCCACGTCCTGCACTACTCGAAAGATGAGTACGACGATCTGGTTGCGCACGGACTGTATATGGAGCAGGAGTTGGAGGCCGCGCCGCCGGACCACGACAACCCGGTTACCACTGCACTGGTGAAGATCGACGAGGGCAGCGAGGCTAGCGGCGACGAGCTTGAGGAGTTGTGCTTTTATGAGTGTCACACCCGCCTGACCCTGCCGGAAGGTATCGATGGTGGCAAGTCGGCGCCGTACATCATCACACTCGACAAAGGCTCCGGCAAAGTTCTCGCTATTTACCGGAACTGGAAGCCCACCGACCCCAAGCGCAAGGAGCGCTCGCGCTTCACACACAAGAAATATCTGCCGGGCTTCGGGTTCTATGGGTTCGGGCTGCTCCATGTGATCGGCACGCTGGGTGAGGCTGCCACGCAGATTTTGAACATCCTCCTCGATTCGGGTGCGTACTCGAGCCTGCAAGGGGGCTTCAAGTCCAAGGACGCGAAACTGAACGGCGACATCGAGCTGGTACCGGGACAGTGGACCGACACCGAGATGACGGCCGAAGAGTTGGCCAAGGCGTTTTACACGCCGCCGTTCAAGGAGCCCAGCCAGGTTTTGACGCAGGTGCTGGGTACGCTCACGTCGTTGGGGCAGCGGTTCGCCAGTACGACGGAAGTCATGGTTGGTGATGCCGGTACGTCCGGCCCGGTGGGTAACGTCGTCGCGCAGATCGAACAGGGTTCGAAGGTGTTCAGCGGGATTCACCGCCGACTGCACAAGGCGTTCGGTGACGAGTTCATGCACATCGCCGAGTTGAACGGCGAGCACTTGCCGGATGCGTACCCGTTCAAGATGAAGGGGAAATCGGACGCGGTCCTGCGGGCGGACTTTGACGACCGGATCGATGTGATCCCGGTGTCGGACCCGAATATCTTCTCGAGCGCGCAGCGGATCGCCATGGCGCAGACGGCCCTGGACATCGCCGGGAAGTTCCCGCAGTTGAATCCGGACGTTCGGGGCGCGGTGATCGAGATGCTCACGGCGATGAATTTCCCTGACCCGGAGCGTCTGTTCCCGGCCCCGCCGGACCCGTCGCAGATCCCTCGTATGGACCCGATAACTGAAGGCGCGCAGATGGGCCTCGGCAAGCCGGTGAAGGCGTTCATCGACCAGAACCATCAAGCCCACATCACGGTGCACCAAGCGCAGATCGCCATGCTCCAGCAGTCCCAGCCCGAGAAGATCGGCCCGGTCGCCGCGCACATGAGCGAGCACATCGCCATGGACATGTTCAACCAGTTGCACCAGCAGATGATGCAAGCCCAGCAACAACAGGCGCAGCAGATGATGCAGGCGCAACAAGCCCAAGCACAGCAGATGATGATGCAAGGCATGACCCCGCCGATGCCGCAGCAACCCCCGCCGCCGGCACACCCCGGTATGGACTGGCAGAAGATGGAAGGGATCAACCTCGACCCGGCGCAGGAGAATATGATTGCGCTTCAGGCAGCTTCGGCGGCACAGCAAATACTGGCGCAGCTCCAGCAACAGAATGACCCCGAGGCCGCGAAGCAGGCCGAGCAGCAGGCCAAGATGCAGGTGTCGCTACAGGAGGCACAGATCGCCGCGCAGTCGTCTGAGAAGGTCGCCACGATCAACGCACAGGCAAAGATCCAGGAAGCCACCATTCGTGCGCAGTCCGATATTCAGAACTCAACGATCGACGCCAAGATGAACGAGGCGAAGTTGGCGATGATGAAGTTCGAGGCGATGCTGGAAGACCGGCGTAAGCGGGAAGAGGTAGCAACGACGTTGCGCATGGAGCGTGAGCTCTTGGTAATGAAGTTGCAGAATGAGCAGGACATGGCGGCGCGGCAGCAGATGGAGAGTCGCTTGACCGATATGGATGCTAGAATGACCGAGGAGCCCGAAGATGACGACCGCGAAGAGAGCGGTAACATGAGACAGATGCTTGCGGCGTTCCAGACGGCGATGTCTGAAGTTGTCGACAAATTGAACCAGCCGAAGCGGATCGTGATGGACGCAGCGGGTCGCCCTGTTGGCGTCGAACCTGTTGGTAAGGAGTAAGCATGGCCGCCGTAGTTAACGCCGTGCAGAAGGATTCCGGCCCATCGGCCGCCGGGCAAGTGCTGGCACCCACGCTGAATCGCGGGCTGGGCGTGCCAACGGCCATGTCGACAACCATAAACACCGGCGGCGTATACGGCGGCGACTACGGCTCTAGCTCCTCGACTTACACGGGTTTTCGCAGAACTGTATCGGTGGACCTGTCGGACAATCCATACGTCGCGTTTCAGGTTTATACGACCGTCAGTAACTTCGCAAACACGCTCGACACGTTTGCCAACGGCGGCGTGGTCGTGTTTTTTGAGGACTCGTCGGGGCGCTGGTCCGGGTTCATTATTTTCGGGAAAGAAACGGCCTGGGCGCCGTCGAACTCAAGTTCGATCGAGGGC